GCTCAGTCTCTTGGTACAGCGGTAGACACTTACGATGACATCCCTTTCTAGTGTAAGGCTTAGTGGTGTAGATATTGTATTTTATCTACACCAAAATTTTATTTAGGAGTTGCAATGAAAAAAATAGCAAACATTTCTAATAAAGAATATCATTCAATGGATGGTATATCTTCTAGTGCTGTTAAGACAGTCTATAAAAAGTCTTTAGCTCACTGGAAAGGGCAGAAGATTGTTCAGTCAGCAGCATTTGCAATGGGTAATGCTGTTCATGCAAACCTATTAGAAGCAGAAAGAAATCTAGTAGTCAAAGGCCCAAAGACTAAAACCACTGCCTCTTTTAAAACTATGAAAGAAGCTTTGACCGAAGACCAAGTCTTACTGACTGAGGTAGAGTTCAATGTGGCTAGTCGTATAACTCAAGGGGCATTAGATAATCCTGTCTGCGCTAAGATTTTGAATGACCCTGACAGGTTAAACGAGATTAGTATTTTTGCAGAAGACCCTATATCAAAACTTATGCTTAAAACAAGACCTGACTTAATGCTTGAGTCTAAAAAAACTGTGTATGATGTAAAGACTACACAAGATGCTAGCCCAAAAGGTTTCTTAAATGAGTGTGTAAAGTACGGTTACTTTTTGCAAGGTGCGCATTACGTTTATACTTGTCAGCTTGCAGGGTATGATGTGAATGAATTTGCATTTATTGCTTGTGAGAAAGCAAACCCTTACCTTTCCCATTTGCATTTGATGGGTCCAGAAGTTATGGCTTGGGCTACTACAGAGCTACACAAAACTCTAGCTGTTATTGCAGAAGCAGAAAAGTATTGGCGATATGATACAGGTTGGGGTGATTATACTGTGATGCAAAAGCCTTCATGGATATAAACAAACACGACTAAAACAGACAAAGCAAAAAGGTAGAGGAGTTAATAGATTGAGTAAGCAAGGTAAACAAAAGGGAAGGTTGGGGCAACAAGAGATTAGGGACTGTCTACTAGAGACTTTCCCTGAGCTTGAGCCTGATGATGTTAAGTCTACAATTATGGGAGACACTGGTGCTGATGTACAGTTATCACCTAAAGCACAAAAGATTATACCCATATCTATAGAAGTTAAACGTAGGAAGTCAGGATTAAAAACAGTCTACGGTTGGATGGATCAAGCTACTAACCACAGCAAAGGCCCACCAGTTGTCTTCTATAGATCAGACAGACAACCTTGGTTGGTTGTAGTAAACTTGCAGCATTACTTATCTCTATTGAGAGGATACAAAACTGATGACCTACCACTCAGACCTAAGAAAACCCAACCATAAGATATGGAGTGTCATAGAGGGGCCAATACATTCTAATGACATAGATGAAGACGAAGATGATATGTACATAAACCTATGTAAGGTAGAGATAGATGGTAAGATACAACACATTGAATACTACTTTAAAACTAGGGACGATGCATATGAGATGGTCAAATACTTTCTAACAAGTATTGATCCAATTGAAATTGAGCATGATGATGATTGACATTGCGTTCTTTATGAGTATAACTGGGGACTTTAACTTTGGAGTATGAGCTTAACTTGAGAATAAAGGTAGATAAAAATGCCAACTTCTTAGAGGTAGATATAGATGATCACTCTGAGATACTACAGGAACTAACACTTAACGCTATGTATGACATAGATGATATAACAATTGATCAATGTGAGGTGATTAAACATGACTAAAGTTACAATTGATGAGGCAGAGTATGATACTGATACCTTTGATGAAGAGCAGAATAATTTACTGCATCAGCTACAAAACAATCAAAACGTTTCGGCTCAAGTACAGTACCAACTACATGCCTTACAGGTATTAAAAGATTTGCTGTCAAGAAAACTAAGGAATTTGCTAGATGCTAACGGATGAAAACATAGAAACCTATGACGGATATACAGATTTTGTAGAGGGTAAAATTATTACTGACCCTTCAGACCGCCTAATGGAAAACATCCTTGGTCTTTGTGAAGAAGCAGGGGAGCTTGCGGGTAAGATAAAAAGGATGTACAGAGACAAAGAATTTAATAGAGAGGATATACTTAATGAGTGTGGTGATGTATACTTCTATAATACTTCTATTGCCAGTTACTTTGGCAGCAGTTTAACACAGGTAATTAATATTAATATGAATAAATTAAATGATCGTGAAGCACGTGGTGTTCTTAAAGGAAGTGGAGACAAGCGATGAAAGATAACTATCTACCTACTGACTATCAAACTTTTATTGCAACGAGTCGCTATGCTCGTTGGCTAGAAGATAAGGGACGCAGAGAAACATGGGGTGAAACTGTTGAACGTTATATGGATAACATCATCAAGCCTATACTAAAAGATGCAACCAAAGATATCAACTTAATACGTGATAGCATACTTGGACTTCAAGTTATGCCTTCTATGCGATCAATGATGACAGCTGGTAAAGCTGCACAGCGTGATAACACTTGTATGTATAACTGTAGTTACCTACCTGTTGATGACATGAAATCATTTGATGAAGCTATGTTCGTCTTGTTGTGTGGTACTGGTGTTGGCTTCAGTGTTGAGCGCCAGTTCATCAGTAAGCTTCCAGATGTGCCAAAGCTCTTTGAGAGCGAGACTACTGTAGTCATCAGGGATAGTAAGGAAGGTTGGGCTAAGGGTCTTCGTCAAGTGTTGGCACTCCTGTGGGCTGGTGAAATCCCTAAGTGGGATACAAGTAAGGTTCGTCCTTCTGGTGCAAGACTAAAGACATTTGGAGGTAGAGCTAGTGGCCCTGCACCTTTAATTGATTTGTTTAACTTCGCTGTTACTACATTCAAACAAGCACAACCTCAGTCTGATGGTGGTAAAGGCCGTAAGCTATCTAGTATTGAGTGTCACGATCTTATGTGTAAGATTGGTGAGGTGGTAGTAGTTGGTGGTGTTCGCCGTAGTGCTATGATCTCATTGAGTAATCTATCAGATGATCGTATGCGTCATGCTAAGTCAGGTGCATGGTGGGAGAATGCAGTACATCGTGCATTAGCAAACAACTCTGTGTCGTACACTGAGAAGCCTGACAGTATGGCATTCATGCGTGAGTGGACATCCTTAATGGAGAGTGGCAGTGGTGAACGAGGTATCTTTAATCGTCAAGCCAGTATAAAACAAGCAGGTAAGAATGGTAGGCGTGATACTAATTATGAGTTCGGAACAAATCCATGTTCGGAGATAATTTTGCGACCAAACGAATTTTGTAATTTATCCGAGGTAGTTATACGATCAACTGATAACCTAAAAGACATTGAGGAAAAAGTTCGTATCGCTACCATCTTGGGTACTGTACAAAGTACTTACACTAACTTCCCTTACCTACGTAAGATTTGGCAGACAAACACAGAAGCAGAACGTTTGCTAGGTGTATCTCTTACAGGTATCATGGATAATCCATTGATGACCTTGAGCAACAAGGGACTATCACAAACATTGGAGCATCTAAAACATGTTGCAGTTACTACTAACGCTGAGTGGGCTGAACGCCTTGGCATCCCTGTGTCTGCTGCTATCAGCTGTGTTAAACCTTCAGGCACGGTATCACAATTGGTTAATTCAAGTTCAGGCATACATGCTCGTCACTCACCCTATTACATTCGTACTGTTCGTGGTGATAACAAAGACCCACTAACACAGTTTATGAAGGATCAGGGTATACCTAGTCAGCCTGATGTAACTAAGCCAGACTCAACCACAGTGTTTAGCTTCCCTATGAAGTCACCTAATGGTGCAATACACACTGCTGACATGTCTGCTATTAAACAGCTAGAGATGTGGTTAGCTTATCAACGATCATGGTGTGAGCATAAGCCATCAGTAACTATCAATGTTAAAAACTGTGAGTGGATTGAAGTAGGTGCGTTTGTTTACAAACACTTTGATGAGATGTCTGGTGTATCTTTCTTACCATTCAATGAGCATACATATCAGCAAGCACCTTATCAGGATTGTTCTAAGACAGACTATAAGACTTTACTATCCTGTATGCCTAAATCAATTAAGTGGGAAATGCTTTCAGAGTATGAGGCGGAAGACAATACCTCTGGTATGCAGACACTAGCATGTAGTGGTGATGTCTGTGAGTTAGTGGATATCGTCTGATGCAATTAGAAATGTTTGAAAATATAAAGGTTCATTTTGAGGGGGGTCTTGAGTGTAATAACTGTGGCGTCACGCAACCAGTAGAAAACTTTCAACATATGCTATCAGGAGAAATCAAAAGAAAGTGTAGAACTTGTGCGAGAAACCAATCAAGTCTGATCAAACACTTGAAGACTATACATACCTACCCAGATGATGATTACGTATGCCCTATATGTACTAGGGATATGGAAGAGATATCTAGGAAGGGACAAAAGAGACTTCAGAATTGGGTGCTTGATCACTGTCACGATACCGAAACCTACAGAGGTTGGGTCTGTCATCACTGCAACGTGGGTCTGGGAGCTTTCTCAGACTCATCTAACAGAGTAAGCAATGCCTACGAATACTTAATGAAACATGAAACCAAACTAAATGAAGGAAAATAAAATGGCAGTAAGAAAACATTTTAACAAGTCTTTATATAAAAAATATGATGCTATTGCTAAAGATACTTTGATCTCCTTACTTGAGGTCAAAGGGCATACCATCGTTAACAGTGAGGAAGATTACTACGCTGATGTAGTATCTCAGAAGGATGACTACACCTACTTCAATGAGGCAGAGGTTAAGTCTCAGTGGGTGGGGGACTGGCCTACACATTGGTCAGAGATAAGGATACCAGAAAGGAAGCAAAGACTGTTAGATAAATACGAAGGATCAAATGGGGTGTTAAACTTTTATGTCTTCCGTAATGATATGAAACAAGTGTGGCGTATTAAAGACACATGTCTTACAAAAGAAAGTCTTCGTGAGGCACAGGGTAGACGAATTAAAAAAGGTGAGTTATTCTTTCACATCCCTTACACTAATGCGGAGTTAATTAACTTATGATTAAACCATCAAGAATGCCAGACGAAACTCTTTCAGAGAATTATAATTCTGTTAGTAAACCTTTTCATTATAACACAGGTAACATAGAATGCATAGACTATATTAAACAGGTACTAGGCAATGAAGGTTTCATTGCTTACTGCCAAGGCAATATGATTAAGTATCAACACCGACACAGGTACAAACAAAAACCAGTTGAAGATATGGAGAAAGCAGAATGGTACATGAATAAGATGATGCAAACAATGAAGGAGGTACACAAGTGAATCCCTATGATGAAGGTCAGAAATCATTTAAGTTGGGTAAGTTAGGCAACCCTTACTCTATAAATAGTAACAACAACAGAAGCTGGGAGTATGGATTTAATACTGCATACTTCTCTAACTTAAAAAAAGTAAGTGACAATGAGCAAAGAATTAGAGAACGAAGCAAAAAAGTATACGCAAAAGAAGCGAACACCTAAAACAGTTAAGCCCCTTACTTCTAGGCGGTATCTAGCAGGGCAAGCTCTTGCTGGATTACTACCTAATAGTAGGGGGCTTACTCAGATGTCTGAAATAAAAAGAGCAGCATATGAGTGGGCAGACTATATGTTAGATGATGACTAGTCGTACATCTGCCTAGTTGTACCTAGCTTCATATCTTTTTTGAAGTCATACTTAGGTATAAAAGCCATGATACGCTGGCGTCTATTGATCTCATCTACAATAGACCCAGCGTTTTCTATATATTCTTTGGAGCTTTTTGCGCCTTCAAATTGACCAGAATAAAACTGTACAATTTTATCTAAGCTTCCATAAGCCCTGTGAAAAATAGCGCCCTGCAACTCATATTGATTTCTAATATAACCGATTGCTTTCTTTTTTAACTCAGGATTTTGTAATACATCATCAAACATAGATGTAACAGCTTTTGAATGATCTCTTACTGTTTGATTAATAAAACCTTCTAGTGCATTTCTTTTCTTTTCGTAATCATTCCCTAATTCATCGTATGTTCTTCCACCATAAGTTTCCTCATCTAATTTATAAGTAGTTTTCCAAGCCTTAAATATGTAGGGTATTTTCTGAGACAACATATAACTTGTTTGATACTGTACAGAGGGGTTAGGTACTTGCTTATCTCCATACATTTTATAATCTTGAAGGTTAAGCAAAGTCATCTCTTGTTGAATAAGACTGCTAGGCGGTTCCTCAATAGCACCAAAGCTTTTTGTCATAGGGTTCCAAGAACCTACAGGATTTTGATTAAAGGGTGTCCACAATTTAAAATCAAAGCCTTCACTTTTTCCACTAGACCATGACTGAGTGTAGCTAAACATAGATGTATCAGTTAAAAATCTTGTAGCTTGATTTTTTAATAGGTTACTATATGCAATATCGTCTAACATACTTCTTTCACCAGCAGTTTTGCTAGGGAATAAGTCTCTAGTGTAAGGGTTGCCAGCAGAATCGTAATTCATTTGACCCGCTAAATCCCTTGCAAAAGTGGCGGGGTAAGTAAACGTAGCAACAATATCACCTAGATTTTTTTCTAGTTGGGGTGTTGCAGTCCCTGCTTCATATGATTTAAATATGTTTGCGATTAATTTTGATTCAAGTTCATAAGCACCACTACTTAAATCAGGTACACCACCTAATATCTCAAGTAAATTTTCTTTGTTGACTGTTTTATTCATAGGTAGGCCATACCTATACCTGTATATTAAATCCCCTAAAAGTAAATTGATGGCCCAAGGCCCAGCCATTCTGGATACATCAACTTCAGTTTTTGTTGTTGCAACAAGTTTATCAAAATCAATTTTACCTTCTTTCTCAACAGCTAATCCATAACCACCCATCGTTAGCATTACACCAGTTAAAGTTCTGGAAGTTCTATCTAAAAATGTTTTATGTACATCACCACCAACTACTGTTGCAGTACGTGTGTTTGCAAAACCGCCTATCATCTCGTCTAACTTTTCTATACCACCTGTAATCATACCTATACCACTGTAGTCATGGGCATACTCTAAGTGATTAGCTATGTATCTTGGAAATGGAGTATCCATACCAACAGAAACAAGGAATGGAACCTTATGGTGTATAGACTGCAACCCTCTTGCGCCATGACCAAAGAGTGACTTATCTTTTTTAAATCCTTTTTGAAAAGTAAACCTTTGAGCAGCATCAATAGCATAGTCCATAACACCCTCTGGTAAATCAGACAGCTTCATGTTAGACCCATCAGGTTTAGTGCGTGTTAAAAATTCTTGTAAGTTTGATCCTAAATTAGGATCATTTAATTCACGAAGCTTACGATCAAGACCTGAGTAAAGTGCAGCCTCTTTAAATACCGAATCGGTAGCAATATTTAATGTATTTAAAATCCTACCTATTTTAGGAAGTAAAGAGTTACTACCACTAACGTCCATTCCCTTTACAGTTTCATAGAATAATTCTCTAAATGCAAGTGGGCTTTCATCTAGCATTAAATCTTTTACTACCCCAGCTTCAGCCCTATTTAAAGACATACCCCTTAGTGTAGAAAGTGTACCACCTATCCAACGCCTTTTAACTGTACCGTCAGGCATTACTTCACCTTTTGTTACCCTAATAGTATTCTTCCAAAAGTTATCTGATATATCTACAAGAGTATTAAAAGCACCTGTACCTACGTTAGCACTTGTAGTACCAAGTTGAGAAGTCATAAAGGCAATACGAAGACTGTCAACTTGACCAAGAGCTTCTGCTGTTTTACTTCTTCGTGATTTAGTAAGTGCTGCTGTTACCTCACCTCCGACATCAGTAAATACTTCTGCTGCATCTAACCCTGATATTGAGGATATTCCTTCTTGAGCTAGAACCTCTATATTAGTTAAAGCTTTTGAAATCATTGACCCTGTTTGTAAAACTTTACCTGCCCTTGATAAGTCTGATAAAAATATATAAGAGAATTGCTCATTACTTAAATTATATTTTTTCTTTATTGCTACAATATCAGGAGTAATTAAATTACCTCCTTCTATAGCTTCAGCTATAGCTGCAGTAATCCTTTGGTTAGGTTTTAATTTTAATGCTTTCTTCATATCTAAAGATGCAGCTGCAATACCCCTAACAGTCTCAACACTTAGTGTACTTGCAACATATTTGTTAGGTTTACCTGTCAGTAATAAACTTCTTATTGCATCCCCTTGAGCTACAAATTCTGGGTCTAAAGGATCAAGTTTGTTACCCTTTTGTTTAGCTTGTAACATACCAAATATTTCTACTACATCATCTATTGTGTTATTT